TGTGACGTTTGCAAAGATACGCGCAAAGCTCCGCAGCTGCTTTTATGGTCTGTTCTGTAAAATTGCCCGCGTTGTCTGTCGGGCAAAGCTCAATACCGAGCGTGCAATAGTTCGGGCTTGATACTTGATAATGTACGGCGTAGTGTCCGAACTTTTTACGCGCGTAGTTTGTGTAAATCTGCCCGCTTTCGGGGTCTTTCTGCGAGCTGCCGCAGTGGTAGGCTACTTCTTCGTCGGGTATGCACTGTATAATATCGCCCTTTTGCCCGATGATGTAATGCGCCGAACCGTACGAGCTCATGCCCGTTTTTTTCGATTCAAAATAAAGCCAGTTCTGCTCTGCGTTTGCGTTCGGGTTTGCCGTCCAGTGCATAACGATTGCGCGGAACTCTTTTATTTTGCTTTGTGGTCTGCTCCATTCGTTAGGTGTTAAATATCGTTTGTAGATTGTCATTGTTTGCCCTCTGCTTTTATAGTCATTCGGGCAAAAGAAAAGCCCCGCAATGGTGCAGGGCTGATTTTGAAAAAAGCCGTTTTTAGGGAGTCTTTTCGTGTCGGTCGGGTAATTTGTCGATTTCTTTGAGAAGTCCTCTCAAAATCAATCCTTGTGCGTCTGACGGGGTGTTTTTAGTTGTCGGGCGTTGGCTTTAATCTCTTCTGCCATTTCTTCATCTTTTGTCATCCTTAGCACTCCTTTTCATATTAAATGCGCCACATTTCGGACATCTCATAGACAATCGTCTGGTTGTATTGCTATAATCTACTGCACCACATTTAAGACACTTAAATGCAAAAGTATTCATTTGTCTACCCCCTCCTTCAAGAATTGCTCTGCTTCTGCCATAGCATACAATTCTTCTTCATCAAAAAAATCATTACTTACAAAAGCATTAAGTAGGTTTTCAATTATTTTCTTTGCTTTGGTGAGTTGCTCTTTACTTCTTTTCAGTTGGAAGTATCTGTCCATATTGCTTGAAGTCTGAAAATCTGCAATAGATTTCAGTTCTGCATTTTCCTTTTCACATTCTTCAAACTCTTCATCTGTCATTTATCTCTCCTTTCAGCCTTTTCAATTTCTTCCACGATAGAATCTATCGCCAAATATAACTCTGCGCACAATTCTCTTGCCCTGTCAGATGTTATTGTGTCGACAGACCTCAACGCCAACAAAGCAGATAGCTTCCCCAGTGCATGTCTCGCTTTTCTGCTAATATTCATCCTGTCTTTTTGAATTAATTTAGCCATTTTTCTTCTCCTTCTCAATCAATTTATTTAAATACCATTGTGCTTTTTTAAGTTCTTGAACAATTTCATCTTTCTTTCCAACCCTGCAAAGATATTTAATTGCATTTCCCCTTAAAAACCCTTTATATTGTTCTTCGGGCAACCAAGCCTCAAGAACCTTAATACATTCATAAGTTGTATCACCGCCGTAACGCTCCGGGTGATTTACTTCTTCTTTCATTTTGCGTCTCCTGTTTCCGTTCCTGCCGTTATAAGTTCGTGTAATGGAAGTGTACAAATCCAGTCGCAAAAACTGTGCCATTCTGTCAATTTGTGTCCGCGTCTCCATGCGTAAATATTGCGCAAGGTCGCAAAATTGCAATCAATCATTCTTGTTTGCAGCCAACTTTCAGGAAGAAGTCTTATAAGTTCCTTCCAGTAGCGTTTGTCTTTTGTTTCAATGTATAATTTCTGAAGTGTTTCGAGATTGAAAAGTAAACTTTGCCATATCAATGGCAAATTGACTTTTCTTAGCTCTGTTTCGTAATCGTCCATTTCAAAACAATCTTTTGTTATCGGTGTACTTGCCAATTTGTGCATTGTGGAAGTTGAATTAGCAACTGTTCCCACCTTGTAAGTATCAAACTCCTTCCACCAATAAAGCGGAGCGGTAATTGCAACCTGTGCATGAATCATGCGCAAAAACTTACTATTCGGCTCTCCGGCTTTTCCGCTGCCGTCCGCTTTTATAAGATTCTGCATAATGCGCATATCATCAGCCCCGATTTTAACTTCTGATATTGCACCGGGAATAAATACAGAATCCGACTTGCTTTTTGCGTCCTCAAAGTTTTTTGACATCGGCAAGCGCAAGCCGATTATTGCATTTTCAATTCCTGTAACTGTTGTATTTTCAAACTTCATTCTTTTTCCTGCCGCTGTTTGGGCGATAGCCACCCCGTGTCTCTTTGTCATTCTTCATCATCAAAAAATCCGAAGGGAATCTCATCGACCCTTTCAAAAATAGAATCCAGCAACTGACTGACTTCGTCAGTGTTATTGAGACAGGCCTCGATAAAATCTGACTTGTTCTTAAACTCTGACTGACAGCCGTCTGTGTCAGAGTCCCATTCGGCACAACAGTCGCAGTTGCATGGCACCCCATACGTGTGTGTCAACACGCGAGTGCCCGTGTGCCAAGAGTTGCTAGACGGCTCTTCATAATCTACAAGGTCGCCGTCTGGATAAACTTCCAGCGTTTCGTACGATACGCCATTAAGATGGCGGCGCATCGCCCAATCTTTGCAGACCTCACGTGAAATTTTGTTCTTAACCCTATCCCTTAACCGCACTCTCTTCATTTCTGCGATTCCCAATACTGCTCTATCATCTCGACAAGCGCGAGTTGCTGGGAGACGGACAGGCTTTGCAATTTCTTTTCAAGGATTGATTTGCCCACATCATTGGACAGCTCTTCCTGCGTGGAATCCTGCACGTTATGCAGCACACCATCACGGCAAGCCTCGGCAGGCTTCCAACTGGTAGAACTACAAGCGTTGTTCATAGCCTGAAATTCTGAATCAGAAAAAATCTCTTTCAACTTTTTCTGCTCTGCCCTAATAATCAAGCTGTATCGGTCTATTACAATAGATACAGCTTCACTCGCCCCCCTTCCGCCGAAAGGCGCAATCCTCAACTTTTGGCGAAGTGTGTCTGTCATATAGACACTTGTTTTTGTTGCTGCCATAAAAACTCCTTCACAAAAATAAAGCCCTCCCTTTTGAGAGGGCTTTATAACTATTCGTCCTCAACCAATAACTTTTGCGATATTTTTGCGATACACAAGCACATCAATAAGATGGATAAAATTATCCCTGTTATTGATTACCAGATGGGCGGAGTATTCCATTTTTTCAAGATTTTTTTCAATCAAATCTTGAGCTGTTTTACATACATAAGCCCAGTTGTATTTCAGCCCTTCACGAGCCTCCCTTTCTTGTACGGATTTTGCATATTGCTCAATCCTGTTGTAAGACTGAGCAATAATGTCCGTTGCCCATGCAACCTGTTTTTCGCTGCCGCGAAAGTCAAAAGTTTTTGTCATAATATACTCCTTAGGGTCTTTTGCTTTGCAATGCCCTTTAGTTGATTTAGAGTTTTACTCAACTCTTTATGCTTCCATTGTACTGCTATGGCGGTATAATGTCAAGTGTTTTTGCAAAAAAAAATAAAAAAATACCCTGCGTATTTTTGGTTTGCAAAGATTTTGAAAAAGGGATTATTGCCCATAAAGGCAGAAACCCAGTCATAGCCCATTGTTATGTTTTTTTGCTCGTAATCAACAAGTGTTATTTCCGTCATTTTATTCTCCTTATGATTGTTTGACTTTCATCCAGATTGATTTTATAATGTTTATAATTTCTGCTTCGGTTGCGCCGCTGGTTTCGGTAAAATCCCGCTAGGCTGTTTTCCGCTCGTTCCTACATACTCCCTCGCGCTGTCGCGGGCTATTCCCGTCTGCTTGGTAAAATCACGCGCCGCCGCTTGCCATTCGCCGAGTTTCCGCCGTGCTTTCGTGTTGTCTACGCCCGCCGCTTCCTGCGTCAGTGCTTCGCGCTTGTATCGCCTTATATTCCGCTCGATTCCGCGCAGTTTCTGCTCTCCCTCGTAGCGTGTCATTTCCTGCCCGTTGAAGTTCACTTTTTCGCTTGCCATTTCGTCTAAATCGTCTTGCGTGTAGTGTTCTTCCATTCCCTCAAAGTAAGGGTAAAAAGAATGTTTGCAGTTTATGCCGCAGATTCCCGTAACGCTGCCAAGCTCGCAAACGGAAAACGGGCGGTATTTCTTATTGTTTCCGCTTCTGCTGAAAATCTGCCCTTGCCATTCCTCATGTTCGGGGCGTGCTCCGATGTGCGCCGATGTTTCCACTAGGTCGCAGTCTAATTCCTCGCAGTTGTTCAAAGTCTGATTTGCTGCCGTTTGGTTCACGCTGGTTAAAATGTTCATGCGTACGGCGCTTTCAATAGTGCGAGTTACGGGGCGGCCATTTTCATACTGTACGGCGGTTATTCCGCGCTTTGCCAGTTCGTCGGCTGCGCTTTTCATGGCTGTATCATAATCAAACGCGCCGCTTTGCACGTTCATATAAACGCGGTTTGCCTGCTGCACAAACTCGGTCTGTGTTGTGGCCGCGGTCGTGAGCGTAAGGCGTGATAAATCACTGTGGCACTTCTGAATTGTGGAAAGCATTTGCTGCGCGTTCGGTGCGGAAACGGTGCGGCCTGTCGCCGCCTTGAATATACGGTTGTCGTTTCTTGCGTTTGCTTCCAGCGCGTCCGTCACTGTGTCCGTTATCTGCTTTACTATCGCCTTGTCATATTTTGCCAAAATCCGCCCGATGTTCTTTTTAAGCCCGCCCGCTTCTGTCAACATTTGCGCTTGCCATTTTGTAGCGTCCGTTACTTTGCCGATTCGTGCCAATCGTCGCGCCATATCCTGCAATATGTCGGTTTCAAGTTGTGAGTAGATTTCTATGATTTCATCGGACAAGCCGTCCAAATATCGCGGGGATAGCATTTTAGAACTTGCCCCGCAAAATCCGCCATGCAAAAACTATGCGGCGGCGCAATGGGTAATGATTGATAGCATAGCGCAAGCCGTCCAATACGGCGCGGTCGTTCTTTGTGATTTCCTTTTTCTGTTTGTTCATACTTGCCATTTTCTATGCTCCAAAATTAAAAGGGTCGGGTGCGATTGGCTCGGCTGGTGCGTTTGCCTTTGCCTGCGCTTCGTCCTCTCCGTAGAAGTCCTTTCGGTATTCCCATTTGTTTTTCACTCCCGCGCTGATTTCCTGCAATGCCATTTGCTTGGCCGCCGTCTCGTCCTTGCGGGTCGCGTCGTTGTTCCATGTCACTTTTATATCTGCGTTGTTCGCACCGATTCCGTAAGCCGCCGCCATGTGCGCCAATACTGCCGCCGTGTGGTGGTATTTCGTTTCAATTTCATCTTCGATTTTGTCAACGATTGCGTAAAGTTCCGCGCGTCCGCCGCTGTACTGTGTCGCGGTCTGCTGCACGCTCTCCATGTCGCTGATTGTTCCTTTGCCGATATTGCAGGTCAATTCAATGCGGCGCAGTATCTGCTGGAACATTTCATTTTGTGCGGCTGTCCGTAGCGTCGGCGCGTGCTCCGTGATTTTCTTCCCCTCTGTGCTTCCGTCGCCCTCAATCTGTACCAAAAGGCGGTTAAGTTCGGGTGTCAATTTCACGCCTGTTGCTTCGCCGTTCCGTTTCTGCCTTTTTTGGAACATATCACGGTCTGCAAATACGCGCATTTCGCCGCCTTTCTGCTCCCAGTTCATGCGCTCAAACTGTTCGTCCGCGTCCTTTATCAAATCTTCCGCGCCCGCAATTACTGGCACTGGAACATTTGAGCCGTCAATCTTGTTCACGGCGTGGTTTCTGAACTCGATAATCATAGGGAACGCCACATTTTCCCACGAATAATGCGGCGTTATTTCCGCCGTCTGCGGGCAGTCGCCCAAACCTGTTTTATACAATGCACCGCCCTCGTTCCTGTACAATGTACATTCTACGGTATGCGTTTTATTTTCGTAGGTGTGCTTTTCGGTAAGTAGCCATTTTTTAGAGCCGTTCTGTATCTGCTTCAAAATCAATGCACCCGTAAGCGTTCCGTCAAAGTCGTATGCAATCGGCAGATAGTTACCCAGCGGGAGCGTTTCATACTGCAATTTGCCGTTGGTGTAAATCGGGCGTACAATGCACCCGCCTATAAGCGCGATGTAGTCTACAATCTTGTCTACATTCTTGTTGATGTGTTCCATTGCGCTTTTAATGGCTTCGTTTTTTACTTCCAGCCCAATTTCGCGGGAAACGAGCATATCAAGCCGCCCGCTTATCTGCTCCAATACTCCGCATGACGGGGCTTTTCCGTTCCACGGCGCGTTGCCGCTTGCCATGTTTGACCACAACTCAATAGCGACGTACATCTCGCTTGATAGGTTGGTGTCAATGCCCGTAATTTCCTTTAGTGAATAATTGTGAAACAATCCTAGAATGTTCATAAAAAAGCCCCTTATTTTTTCTAACATTTAATTTTTCCTCGCTCTTATAGTCATTTACTCGCCCGCGTGTCTCCAAACCGTTTCCAGCGCATATCGCACCGTGTCTATCCCGTGGTCGGGCTGTCCGTCGGGGTAGCCGCTAAGAATCTCGCCTGTACGCTTGTCTATTTCGTGCTCGTATAGCGTGAACTCGTCGGCGATTCTCGGACATCGCGCGGGGTCTATTACTATGCGCCTTAATCCCTGTAGCCATTTGAAACTTGCGTCACGGCTTCCAATGCCTTTGATTGCTCCGCGAACATTTCCGCCCCAGCTTCTGAAATCCGCCACGCTCTTAGGCTCTGCGCTGTCCGCCGTTATGCGGTCGGTCGCTATGCTCATGCCGTGCGCTTTCATGTGTTCGGTCAAGTCTTGGAACGCTTCATAGTTTCCACGCTTGTTAAGATACAATTCATCAAAAATGTAGAGCGTCTGTTTTTGTGCGTTGTATGATGATGTCGAATAGGCGAACGGGTCGGGATAATAGCCCCAGTCTATGCCGCTGTAGAAATAATCAAACGCCGCTATTTCGTCATCGGTGATTTCCCGCAGTTCGACATTCTCAAAAATGTTTTGTCCCGTACCTGTAGCAAGTCCGAGGTAGATATTTTCATACGCCCGCTTGTTTGTGGCCTTTGTCTGCTCAATGTCATGCAGAATAGCGTCGCCGAGCCATTCGCGTGGTATATCCTCGTATGTGGTATGAATAATCAGGCGGTTAGGGTCGGGGGTTGCCGCTTCCCTGTTGCACCAGTGCCTTGTTGCGCTTGGTGGGTTGTAGGATTCAAAGATGTAGAATGTTTCGCCGCCGCGCAATGCTGATATTTTTATATTCTGCAATTCTGCGGGGCTGAACTCTGTTTTTTCCTCTACCCACAAAATAGCAAAGTAGCCGTTTGAGACTTTGATAGATTTTATCTTTTCGGGGTCGTCGCTTCCTGCAAAAATAATGTATTGCGTGCGCCCGTCTTTGCGCGTGTAGGTTATCGGGAGCGCGGCCGTCTGTGATTTCGGTATTTTGAACCGTCCCGCTAGTCCCAGCTTATTTATTGCCCACACAATTTGCTCGAATACGGAACGGCGCAGGGTGTTCGCGGTCTTGCGGATAATAAGCGCGTTATAATTCGGGAACATTACGATTAAAATTACGATTACTAGCGATATAAACGAACTCTTACAGCTGGCGCGGCCGCCCGTGAATGTGTAGCGCTCGTATTTATGCGCGGCAATATGGCGGAACGTGGAATTATAAACGCGTGCAAAAATCGAATTACTTTTTATTGTCATTCGTCGCCGTCCTCGATTACGATTTTTAATTCGTTGTCGTCGCTCTCTATGCCGTGCGCTGGTTCTTCTTCGTATGTATAACCGCGTTTTTTGCCTTTGGTGGCAAGATAAAAGCGTATCATTGCGCCGTCATCTGCTTTAATACGCGCGATTGCTTTTCCCTCTACAAAGTCGAGTGTTTTTTCTTCCTCGGCTCTGATTGCGAGTTGTGCGGCGTCGCTTTTCTCTATAGCGCTCTTTACAGTCGCCCACGCTACGCCGAGGCGCTCGGCAATAACAGAATAAAAGCCGCGACTATCGGCGATTGCTGCGAGTAGTTCTTTTTCTTTTACGATTTTTTTACGTCCCATTGTCGCCCACTACTGTTTCTCAAATATTGCATTTATTCGAGCCCGCCCGAGCCGACTTTGCGCCCATTTAGTCCAGCGCTTGCGGATAACGTCGCACCATTTCGGCTCTAGTTCGATTAATAACGCCTTGCGGTTGTTTTTCTCTGCGGCAATCAATGTCGAGCCGGAGCCGCCGAAAAAGTCGAGCACTATTTCACGCTCGCGGCTGCTGCTCTTTATTGCGCGCTCGCAAAGTGCTACGGGTTTCGGTGTCGCGTGTCCGCCTGCGCTTTCACGTTCCGCGCCCGAGGTTTTCGCGAAGTGCCACACGTTGTTCATGTTGTCCCATGTGTTGTTGAAATATGCGCGGGTGCTGTACCATTCGCGCTTAATGTCGTCATATTCGCGCTTAATGTCGTCATATTCGCGCTTAAATGCGTCGTTATCTATTCCGCGCTCTTGGCGTTGTTTTTCTGCCTCTGCTTTTAATTTGTCGTATACTTCGCGGGTCGGTAAATTAAATTGACTTTTGCCCGTCCAATGGTCGCGGCTTAAATCTGAATGTCCGACTATTCGTTTCATTGTCGGGACGTCCCAGCCCATAGCCTGCCGGCTTTTAAGCAAGTAATCGCGTATAGGCTCCCAGCCCTCGAAATAGTTGTCCGCGTTTGTGTTAAAACCTTGTACGCCGTTCATAATAAATAAACATTTTTCGTCGGCAATTGCGTACATTCTGTATTCCTCGGAGTTCTGCCCTTGTCCGTTGCCCTTGTCCCATGTTATGAGATTTCGGAAAGTTATCTCGCCCGCGCGGGCTTTCGGTTTTAAGATGTAGTTGTAAATATCCATGAGCGGCTCGTCTATGCCCCAGCAATAAAGCGAGCCGTTTTCTTTGAGATGTTCAAACGCGAGCGCGAGCCACTTTTTATTAAACTCGAGTAAATCGTCGTAGTTAAGGTTGTCGTTTGCTACGCCGTCGCTCTCTTTTTTCATGCCGTAGGGCGGGTCTGTGAATACGAGGTCGGCTTTCAGTCCGCCGAGTATGCGCGCCACGTCCTCGGGGTTTGTGGAGTCGCCACACAATAAAATCGAGTTACCGAGTTCGTACATTTCGCCCGGCTGGCTGTCCGGCTCTCCGTCCTCGTCTACGTCGGGCGCGTCGTCGTCGCCCTCGGTTTCTTCCTCGGGTGTTTCAATGCTCGATAAGTCCAAAACGCCGTCGGGCAGTGCGAGGTCGTCGAGTTCTATTTCCATGCCGCCGAGGAAGTCCGCCACGCTCTCGGCGGTCATGTGTCCGTATTGGCTGTTTAATTTTAATAAAAGCTCTTTTGCTTCGGCTTCGTTCTTCGCCGATACGTAGACGCACGGAAGTTCGGGGATTTCTTCGCCCTGCGCGCGTAGTTTCTTTAATGCCATTAAGCGGCCGTGTCCGTCGAATACGTGGTTAATATACGCGCCGTTTTCGCCTGCGTGCGCCCATACGAAAAAGGGAAAACTGAACCCGTGCTTTTTAATGCTCTTTATGATTTTCTCTACGTCGCCCGCGTCGCGTTCTTTCAATGCGCCTTGAAACTCTGTGAGCTGGTCTATGTCGATTGTGTCCGAACCCGTGCATTTAATTTCAATCATTTTTTACGCTCCAATCTGTGCCGTATTTGTCTATAATTGTTTTGAAGTCCTCGAGGTCGTGCGGAACTATGCTGTATGTTTCCCCGCCGTCGTCTGCTGGTTCTATGCCGATGTGTAGTAATTCGTGAAACAATAGGATTTCAAATTGTTTCGCGCTCATGTGTTCATTGTTCGGCGCGAATAGGGTTATAGAAAAATCGGCGGGAATTGCCCAGCGATATTTTGCGGGGATTTTCTCGCACTCGCCGTGTACTACTTTCGCGCCCGCTTTCTTTGCTTGGTTGCTTACAAGGTAAACTATGCGGACTTGGCTGTTTTTTATGTATGCCAATTCGGGCGCGGTATCAATCAATTTTTGCGCTATTTCTTCAAAAACTGCGCTTTTTTCTCGTGTTTCCATACATATATAGTCATTTTTTTATTCTTCGTCGTCCTTTTTGTTGTCACAAAACAGCCACCCTAGAGCTATTCCGATTAAAGCACCTAATATAATACACTCAAAATGGCTCATTATATCCCTCTGTTTTTCTTTACCCTTCGCCCCAGCTTCAAACTAAAGGCTTTTTCTGTTGCGTATCTTTCAAACGCCCTGTCGGTGCGGCATTTCTCGCGGCAGTCCTTGCACATCTCAAAAATGCGCAGTTCGTTTTCCGCGCCCGCCTTGTCGTTATCGAACAGAACGCGGACAAAATAATCATCTTGAAAGCATTTGCCGCAAAACTCGCAATGTCCGAAGTCGTGATACATTTCTTGTGTGTCGGGAACTGGCATTATTGCACCTCGCTTACATCTGATAGATGTATTGCGTAAACCCTGCGGTCAATTTGTAAATCGGTGTCTTTTCCGTTCACAATCTCAATCTTTGTTATCCAGGCTTCAAGGCGATTCTTGGTATAGCCAAGCTGCAAATAACACCTTCTAGGCTCGCCTACTAAATCTTCGTGAATATCTGGAAATAATCGTTTCGTCCAATAATCTTTTACCTCCCGATACTCTATCGTCTTTTCGCCAAACTTGATTTTCTCATACCATTGTTTTTTTAGTGGAAATATCAGCATTATCTATTATCCCTCCTTGTCGATGAGAATTGATACACTCCATTTGTACATTCTAAATACAACGGTTCTCGCCTATAACTTCTTATGAAGTCAAAATCTCTAAAAGCCGTTCTTCTTGAAATTTCAAATTTACGCATATATTGTTCCAGTGTGAATTTTTTTTCCTCTCTGATAAAATCTATCCTTTCAATGGCCGCATAAGTCCCAATTTTCATTTTGCACCTCGGTAACTCTCCCAGTCCACAAAATCCACAATCTTGTCAACTTTGCGCTGGTAAAATAATTCGTGTTTTATTCGCAGAAACAAATAGCCTGTAAAGCTCTCTGTTATTGCAAAATCCTTTACCCGCAAATAGCGGGCTATTATGTATGTTATGGCGTTGTGCGCCTTTTCTTCCTTGTCGCACTGCGCCAGCTTTGCCACGGCCTTGTTTTTCTTCGCAACCGTGTTTATGTACCGCAGCGCGATAATTTCGCCCAAACGGTACATTTTATTTAACGCCTTTTCGTCGCCCTTTATCCTGTATTCATACTGCCAGTTCAGCAGCTTTTCGTTGTCGTTTTTCGGCGCGGGATAGTAGGGCAGTGGCCTTGTCGGTGGTAACTCGTCAAACTCAAAATCAAACTCCACTGTACGGGTTCCATTACTGGGCGGCGTTTCTGCGCAATGTCGCGCGGTAGCTTTGGCCTTTGAACTCAACCGTTTTCGCGCTCTCGGTTAAGCGGTCGGCGGCGGCAATTCCGATATAATTTAAGAAGTCGCGTTTTGTTTGGTTTGAGATTAAAACCGTAGGCTTTCGGCGGTTGTAGCGCTCGTTTATGATCTGATAAATCATATACTGTTCGTCAGTTCCAGCCACTCCGCGCCCGATTTCGTCAATAACAAGCAGCTTTGCCCGCCCGTAGTTCTCCAGCAGGTCGGCTTCTGTTTCTTTGGCCGTGAAGCTCTTTGCGCGTCGGATTTCCTCAACGATGTTCGGGGCAAGCCTATAAAGCCCGCCGTACTCGCGAACAATTCCGCAGGCAAGGTGTGTTTTTCCTGTGCCGACTGTGCCTAACATAATCAGCGTGCAAAACTTCCCGCACTTTACGGCTTCCAAAAAACGACGCGACTGCTCAAGCGCGTTTTTCTGTTCGTCCGTTTCTGCCCCGTAAGTTTCAAACGATTCTTTCCAGTATCGCTCGGGAACTGTCTTTTTATACCACGCCAGCTTTTCGGCTTCTGCCTGCTTTCGCTCCATTTCTTCGACTTCTTCGTCTCGCAGGCCATATTTTGACAAGTCGATGTTGAAAACGTCCTGTATTAATTTAATCTCGTCCATATCTCCGCACTCCTATACTTTTTGCCTTATATGCTGTTTATAATGTCCTCGGGTACTTCGTTTTCGTTTCCCCACATTCCGCCCGCTTTGTGCCGTTCGTCAGCGTGCCGCTTTTCCCACGTCCTCACGCAAGCCCGCCAGTCTTTCATTTTCACCGCGCCCACTTTCCAGCCTTTGGATTCGTAGAAGTCAAAGAACTGCTGCGCGTCTAGTCCGTTGCGCCGTTCCTTGCAATACCCGTCGATTTCCTCAACGGTAGGCTTTACAAACTGCGGCGCTTTCGGCTTTTCAGCCTTTGGCGCAGGCTTTGCCGTTTCGGTTCCCTCTGCGGGAACTTCTGCGGGCGTTTCCTTTTCGGGAACCTGCGGGCTTTCAGCTTTCGGGGCGTTGTACTGGTTCCCCGTGTGTTTTCTTCCAGCTGCGGCGCGTTTTTCTTTTACGCGCTCGTACTTTTCCCGCTCTTGGTCTATACGCCGCTCAATCTTTGCCCATAAGCTATATTCAAGCGTCCCCTGCATAAGCGGCGGCTGTTCGTCATTCAGCGCGTAGTTTATAGCGTACATTGCAAAGTCGGCTTTGTAGTCGTCGGGCAAGTCGGCTATATATTCCGCGTGAAATACAAAAGATTCTCTCACTTTTCCACCCCGTATTTTTTACTTTCTGCCGCGTAAATCTTGCAGCACAACTTTATTACTTTTCCCGTGTCCCCGCTTATATCCAGCTCGGCGTTACATTTTAAGCTGCACGTCATGCCGATATTAAAACGGTGGTCTATTACAAAATCTCCGTATTTGGCGCGGTTTGCAATCGTGTTGCCGATTCTGTGCGCCCCTTGTGGCTGGCCGTCGCGTAACGGTCGCCCGCAAACCTCGCAAACGCCGCCGCTGATTGCCAGTGCGTAGCGTCGCTGGTCTTTTTCCGCTTCTTTCATTCCAGCTCCTGTTTAAGCCATTCACGCGCATCGTGCACGATTCTCCACGCTACAAGCGCCGCCTGCTTCATACTCTTGGTCAGGTCTACCGCGCAATCTTGATTACTCATGATGTCAAGTATTGCTTCCGCTTGGCAGAGCTGCTCAAGGGCAAGCTCCTCTGTGTCAGTCATAAGCCACCATCCTCCGACAAATGAAGCTTACCCGCATCATCTTCATACACGTCCGGCATCGTAGCGAGAACACTGCAAATCGTGGCGCCTGATGCACCGCATCTTTTTGCAAGGGTGTACATACCCATCCCGGATATGCAGCCTGTTAAAATTTCGCGGATTTTCTCTTTCAACCCGCAAAACTCCTGCGTTTTTGAAATTGGCCGGCCTTTCATTTTTTTTACTCCCGCAAAATTATTCCGTGATGTGCAGCCCAAACGTGCGCCGCTTCAATCAGTAAGGCGCACTCGTCTGTACTGCACTCTTTTTCCTCTTTCGGCCATATATGCCCGTCGATTATCTCGTACGGGTAGCCCATTTCCTCAACGGCAAGCATTTTGACGCAGTATTTAATTGCGTCGTAACTGTTCCCCGTTTCGTTGCAGATTTGGATAATATGGCCGTTCAAGTGGTGGTTTTGCGAAAACGCGCCCGTAGTCCGTGGCCGCTTCGGCGGTTGCAGGGTAAGCAATACGTAGTCGTGGTGCTTGTCCCTGCATTTGCGCAGCTCGCGTTTTATAGCTTCCTGCGCTCCGCTGTCTGCTGGCGGTTCAAAGGCTATGCGCCCCGCAATATCCACACGTTTAAGCACATACTGCACCATACCGCCGCCACCTTAAAAAATGTCAAAGCCGTTTTCGCTCTGTTCTACGGGCTGTATTTCGTCAAAGCTCGACTGCTGCGGCTCCTGCTGTGGTGCAGGGGAAACGCGCTTCTGCAATTCGGCTTTGATAGCGTCGATTACTTCGCGGGCTGTGTAGTCCTTGCGCATATCGCTGTAGTGCTTCATTTCGTCTTTTGTGAAAATCGGCTGGCCGTTTGTGTACTTGCTGTTCAAAAGCGCTGCAATTTCCTTGCGTTCCTCGGGTGTTGTTTCGCCGCCCTTTGGCTCAAAGGCAAGTTTTGCAGGCTGCTTTTTTGGCTGTACTACTTCGCCCTTAAAAGCCTGCTTTACGGCTTCAACCTGCGGCGGCAGTGATTCTTTGTATTTGCTGCCGTCCCAGCGTCCCGCGTAGATGTCAGCAGCTACGCCGAGCATTTTTAACGCTGTGCTGAAAGCGTCAGTCACGGCCATTTTGTAGCCCTCGTCATTGCTTACGGCTGCGCCCTTTTCCAGCTGAACTAGGCGGCTGCCACCGATTCCGACAATAGGCTCGCTCCATTTGTCGCCGTCCTTTACGAATACGGCAACCTGCGCAAACGCGAGCTTTTCGCTTCCTGCGCCCTGCTCAGTCCATAACTTTTGTACTTCGTACTTCCAGCCGCAGCCGACAAGCCCAAACTTTTCCGTCATGGCCTTGTAGCGCCACTGCGGGTTTATATCTGTTTTGCCCTTGAGCTTTCCCGCTTCAATCTGCCTTAACGCATCTTTTGGCGGGCGTGATAATGATTCATAGATTTTAATTGCTTCGTCCTGTTTCATGCCGTACCCCCATTAAAACGATAAATCCTCGGGGAAGTCGTCCCCGCTGCCTGCTGGCGCATAGTCGCCCGCTGGTTCCTGTTGTGCTGCGTTGTTTTCGTTTCCGCCCAAAAGCTGCACGGTGTTTGCGACGATAACAACCTTTGAAAACTTCTGCCCGTCCTTTTCCCAGCGCTGCTGGTCAAGAAAACCGTCAACGGCAATCTGCTTGCCCTTGTGCAGATACGGCTTGATGTTTTCCGCAGGCTTTCCCCAAACGGTCACGTCAAAGTAGCTTACGCTGTCAGTCCATGCGCCGTTTTTCTTTACGCTGCGGTTTACAGCAATACTCAAGTTAAGGCGTGCTGTTCCGCCTGTTGTGTAGCCAAAATCACGCTCGCCAATATCGCGGGTAAGTCGGCCTATTTCGATAACATGGTTTAAGTCAGTCATTTTTATTTGTTCTCCTGTTCTTTTTTGTAAAAGCTGCAAAAATCTTTACACAAGCAATAATCGCCGCACTTTCTCGACACTGCGGGGCGGTGCTCGACGTAGTGGGAATTACCCAAAGCACCCGCGCAGGCTTCCGCGTCTACAAGCTGGTCGAAAACGCGCACCGCTGTTTTTCTGCCGTTTTTCATTACGGCGTACTTGTCGCTATCTGCCCAGCGTTCCTCGGCTGTGCATGGTGCTATTTCGTCGTCACTCATAAGCTCGGCGGCTTCGATGTCCTTTACTTTGTTTAAGATTCTTTCGCCCGTCTGCTGCAATTCCTCGGGCGTTACGTCAAACTCGTATGTAAATACTGGGCTTTGCGGGTAGCTTGCGTCTGTCTTGGCCTTGCTCTTGCTGTGGTCTTTAAGTAACGCAATAAAGCGGCAGCGGCGAACGTCAAGCCCGTTCTGCTTCAAAAGCCATGCGTAGGTCATGCCCTGCTTGTACCAATCCGAAAAATCGTCTTTCATAATCTTGTAGACGCTGGCGGTTTTCCAATCGTTTATAATGCCGCGCTCCATGTCGTAGCTGTCTACTACGCCCGTAACGCGGGATTTTGAAACGGCAATGTCGAACTTTTCTTCGTGGAAATTGCCGTCCTCGTATTTCTCCATGATTGCATGAACGGCCGTTCCGAAGGTCGCCCACACGCTGTCGGCCGCGTCAACTGTGAACTCGTCCCAGTGTCGCTCCTGCAAAATAATTTCTTTTGTGCCCTTGTTAAGGGTTGTAGCTGAATAGCAGCCCGCCTTGTTGTGGCGTTCTACACTTACGGCTTTGACGAACGCTTCGGGCAAGTGAAGCCTGTTAGTTACTTTCATTTGCTGCCCCCTGTTCCTCTGCTGGGTCTACTACTTGCACATTTACTGTGTAAGTCCCGTTTTCGTTCTGCTTGATTTCCGTAACTTCAAAATACGGCTCTGTGTCTGAATATCCGCGCAACTTTTCGCAGATTTTCATAATTGCATTTTTCATTTTTTCGCACCTCGTAAAAAATATTTTTGTAAGGTCGAACGCTGGCCAGCTGTTAACCTCTTGAAACGCGCGGGATTTGAACCCGCCTTTAAGCGCCCTCTGCGCGTGTTCCCCTTATTGCCCGATTTCGTCAAAAGGCAGGCTGTTTGCCGCGTCTTTTTCCGCAGCTTCAAGCTCGCGCCCAAGTCTTTCGATTATGTCGTCTATTGTTTTCATGGCTTCATACCAGCCCTTGCAAAAATGCAGGTCGCGTCCTTTTTCGCTGGTGTAAAATAACCAGTCTTTTTTTGTGTCTACTGCCTGCTGCCATTTTTCTTTAAAGTGCGCAAAAGTCTGTGTTTCCGTGAACTCGTCAATAACGCTTTTAATTACTCTCAATTCGGCAAGCTCTAAAACGCAACCGTCGTCGTCAAAGAACGAAACGCCGCGCTCTGTTGTGCCCTCGTATTTGATGTCAAACTCATAGCCGTTGTCGTGCATAACCTTTTTGTAATTACGCACGCCAGCTAAAAAGCCCTGTAAGTTCGCAACCTTTGCGCCGCTTTCCTCGCACTGCAAAACGGCTTCTTTCTCGTATGCAATGGCGTTAAGTTGTTTTACCAGTGTTAAAAATGCCGCTGGTGTTGGCACTTTCTCGATTTCTTCTTCTTCGTTTTCAAACATTGTCGCACCCCCTTAAATGCAATGTCTTTCTTTAAGCTTTTGCAGGAACTCTTCCCCGCTATGAACTACAAAGGCAACGCCGCCCTTGTGGTTTATGTCGTTTATTCGCGCTTCCTGTGCGGGTGACAATTTCCCGCCCACTGGCCGCTTACATTCAACCGCCAAAAATCGCCCGTGGTTGTCGTAGCCCTCAAAATCGCAGGTGCCAGCTTCGGCAGTTTTTACATAGCGGAGGTTGCGTCCCTCGCCAATTTGAAAGCAGCCTGTATTTATTCGCTGCAACTTCAAGCCCGTTGCTTTAATAACTGTTTTTACCTGCTGCACTACTGCGCTTTCGGGTATGTCTTTTAGATCCATTTCACACCCTCACGCTGTTTTGAAAAATCAACCTTGCGGCAAAACTCGAAAACGTTTTTTGCTGTTTCGTTGATATATACCCAGTCTTTACCTACTGTTTTTGTTATGAACTTGATTACGCCGTTTTTTATCGTTCCGACGATTCCGCGATAAGTTAAATATGTGCCGTTTTGGTCGGCGCTGCCTTTGCAGTCAAAGTTTATGCCGCAGCTTTTTTGCCACAAAGTAAACTTGTTGATAAATTGCTGTCTTGTGATTTCGCCAGCTCTGAACGCTTTTACGAGCTGCAATGGGTAGGAATTGTTTTTTGTCATAGCACACCTCAAAAAAAGATAAAGCCCGCTTCGGATTGGTGTGTTATCCTCTGCGGGCTTAATTTTTACGAGTTACCGTATAGCCACTCGTACCGAACAAGCGGCTATACAACACACCAAGATATAGCAGCTCGTTTGTTTGGTGTGCACTTTTTTGCTTAATGTTGATATTGTCAACATTGATTTGAAAAGGTGTACACCCAAGATATGCAGCGGCGATGTCCGCTGATGTTTTTATCATAGCGCCGTTTTTAAAATCTGTCAAGCGCTAAATTAAATATTTTTTTATTTCTTGCCGGTAATGCCGCCCCGAAAAAAAAGAAGCTGGGCTGCATTTTCTCAACGCAGCGCAGGCGCACGCGTAGCGCGTCGCCCTTATATATATTTAAACAAATACATATACATATACAAATACATATACATATACAAATACATATACATAGCGACAAAATGGAACAAATGGAACAAGTGTTCCAGAGTCTATATATTATAAGGATTTACAAGGGGCGTTTTTTACGGGGCGCGGCGTTTAACGCGCGTGCAAAAATGCGTTAAAAATACGCTGTTTTTTGCAATGGAACACGTGGAATAAATGGAACAAGTGTTCCAAATGTTCCAATTTGTACCAAGTTAATTAAAGTTTGTTCCGCTTGTCGCCGATTGTTACGGCGTGAATTACGAGTTACACGCAAAGAAAGTGCAGTATATACCGATGTGCTGCACTGGCAAAACCCGCCAGCGTTTCGGGATTTCGACTTTCTTTTTTCAGTCCGCGCCGAAAAGAAAACCCGCGCAAACGGCAGCTTTATTTATCACGGTTACAAGTTTAATCTGCTTACAGCTCGCGCCGCTTGCGTTTCGTTTACCCTGTGTTTGTCCGAGCGTTACGGGCTGCGGGCTTATATCGGCGGCAAGTATTACCCCATCGAGCTTGCCGAACCGCTTTGCGATATTGTGGGCGATTCTATGCCAGCAGTTGAAAAAGATTTAATTTACTGATATATTTACGCTGATAAACATAGCGGGCGGGCGACTGTCCGCGCAGGTTAATTTTTTTACACACTTTTTGAAAAGTCGTGTTATAATCTTTTGCGAGGTGTAAACATGAAAGTAAAATCTATTTTTGTATCTTTAATTCTTGCGGCTCTGCTTTGCTCATGTTCCAAGCAGCTTAATATTTCGCTTGAGTATAACTCACGCGATCCAAAAGCCGCGCCAGTGCTCTACTGGGTAAACAATGACACGGGCGCAGATATTCCCGCAATCACATACACGTTGAACGGTGAGTATTTTTACACCGACAATTTACCAGCGGGCGGCAATTCTATTGATTTTACAGATTTTACAAAAAAGAACGGCGAGCGGTTCAATATATACAAAGTAAAGCCGTTGAAGCTGGTAGCAAAAGCAAACGGTGCGACATATTCCGTAAATATCGACGATATACCGCTGAACCTTGCAACCGTTCCGAGCAGTGAGAATATATCACAAAATCGTGATGTTTTATCATGGTCTAAGGAAATAGCAGCCGAAAACAAAACAAGCGACGGCGGCAAGGTTTCGCTTTCCGTTGTGCTTGCTTATAACGATAAAAATACAGCTACGGAAATAACGGCGCAAAATGACATAATAGCTGTTTATCTTAAAAACCTTATAGCGCAGAAAACAACCGCCGACTTTTCGCCGTTTTCCTCGCAAATATATTCGTGGTAGTATTTGTTTTTCGTCTGCTGAATACCGCTTATATAAATATGCAAGCCTGCTACTGTTTCTATTGTCAGCGTTTCGCCCGCCAGTATTCCGTTGTTATAATATTCTGTGATTTGTTTAATCATTTCGTGCCCCTTGATTTTAAAAAGCTCCAGCTTGTTATTAAAATCTATTTTTTCTATGAACCGATTACAGCTGCAATTTTTCAAAATGCCGTTGTAACTGGTAAGCACCCGCAGCACCTTGTTTGCGCTCTTAACACTCTTGAGTGCGTCTGTAGTTGCTTTTTCAGCGACAAATAAACGGATTTTACGCGCTGTTCTCCGTTTCAAAATTGTTACAGTATCGCTTTTTCTGTTTTTATATGAATGATAGCCGACGGCGTTTATACCTTGCCGCGTGTTCTTGATATATGACTTTGAAAACGTAAGCCCCATTGTTTCCCACAAATAGCGCCGCACACGCTCGCGGGCTTTTACCAGTTCGCTTTTGTTGTTGCTGGCTACCATTATGCGGATAGGCTAAAAGTGCCTATCCGCTGTAGGGTTGTAGGGCTGTTTCCCTTTGTCCCCTTTTCCCGTAGTAGGGTGTCCGCTTGGTTGTGCTTACCCCTTAATATGGCGTGGCTCGGCAACCGCCCGAAAACCGATACCGTCATACAGCCCCAATGTCCCAAAGCTCCAATAGCACGCCCGCGAACCGCAGTGCGAACTATTGTCCCAGCTGCCACCAAGAATGACGCGTGTTTGCGGGTTTGAAGCGTCGCCTTTAACGTCTTTGTCGTGCGTTGTGTTGTAGTTAGTCTTCCAGTCGCTAGAAACGGTGTATCCGTTTTCCTGTCCCCACTGCCAAATAACGCCCACGCCGTCGAACATACCGCAGTATGAAATAATCTGCGTATTGTCGCTTGCAAGGTGTCCGCCTGTAGTAACTGGATTTGCAGCTCCTTTGATTGTCAACCCCTGCGGGCTTCCCAGTGTAAAGGCTGTGAACTCCTGCAAAGTCGGCAAGCGCTGTTTTTGAAAGCTCAAGATTTGCTCGCCGCGCAAACAAGGGAAAACGCGGCCTGTAGTTGATCCAGTTACAAACTTTTTGTTTGCTGCTGAAATAAGAATTATATTGTTTTTCGGGTATGTGCCGCCGTAGCTTGCAGCTGTGTCCGTCTTGTCAAAAGCACGCTCTGAAAGCAGATACAAAGAACCCCACTTGTTAATACAAGGATTGTAAAGCATACCGACGCTTGAACCCTCGGGGCGGTGGTACAAGTCCCAAACGGTGAACGGGTGAACGGCTCCCGCTGTATAATCTGTGAGCGGGTGCACCTGCTGGCCTGCTGCGAGTGCGTCGCAGTCTACAAGCACGGTATGAAAGCCGCCTATACACATACAGTTCTGTTCATTCAAAACCGCGCCGTCGACTTCTGCGTACGCCTTAATCGGTTTTGCGCCGCTGCCTGCAATGTCTGAATTACCGTATAAGCTGATTCCGTCGGGGTCGTTCAAACTGATTTTAAAGCCGAGGTTGTCTTTTGTGTTCGGGAACAAAGTCGGGCTGTAAATCAAATAAATAAAATAGTCTTTTCCAGCTTCAAACCCTGTGCAAGTGTCGTCGCAGTCGTCTACGTCAAGCTCTATGTCGCTTTCTGTGTGGAACTGCAAAAGCCCCACGTTTTCAACGTAGAACGGCGGCAAGGTTGCGCCCGCTCTAATAAATACGCTGTTCTTGCTGTAAAGCTGGTTATTCTGTACTACAAAGTCGGTATCTTTGTTTCTGTTTGCCACTGGGAAAACCGACGGGTAAAGATAACGGCGGTTAAGTATCAAGTTTTCGTTTGTGTTGATGATGATTGAATTATTGATACGCAGCCGTTTGTAAAAATAAAGGTCGCTGTTACTTACAATCTCAACGCTGTTGCCAGCTGCAAGCGTAACGGTTTCGTAAGTGTTTGCAGCGGTTAAGTAGCGAACCTGTGCGCTGCCACTTGTAAAGCCCGCCTGCACGGTGATTTTACAGCCTGCAAAAGTTGCGCGGCCAAGTGTCAAAACAATTCCGCTATTTGTAAGAACAAGGGTGCGGGTTGCTTCGATGTTTCCAGTGTCGCTCGTTTCGCTTACTAGTACGGGGCGCTGGAATGTAAACGGCAGCATAATATCTTTGCATACGTTTTCAGTGCTTACGCTTACGCCGTCGGCTTCCTTTGTGCCGAACTCGGGCGTAAAGTTTGTAAGCCCCGCAAGTCGCAATGCTGCCAGTGTTAAGTCTAATGTAGCCATAGTGTTTTACTCCTGTGTATTGTTATTTATATAGTCTTGTATAACTTCTGCGACTTTATCCTTGAACAGCTGCGTATCAAAAATATTGGTCTTGAAGTTCTGCAAGTCCTTAACCGTAAGAATGAAATAATCATTACTCTTTGAAAGGTTCGCCCACGGCACGCGGTTTATTGTGTGCTCGTAGAACGTGTCTACCGCTTCGGCTTCTGTAATATCTACTAAAAGCTCGTCGAGCATAAAAGAATTGCGGCTGCTATTGAGCACAACCGACAAAGCCGCTGCTGCTGTTCCGTAGCGGGTAAACTCTGCGGCGCGGTCGTTCAGTGCCACCGTGATTTTGTTTGCGCTTGCAATAATTCCAATATGCAGCCAAGAATTAGGCGTAAACGATACGCCGATGTCGGAAAGTTCGCGCTGTTCGCTCTGTGTCTGTCCGTCATGCTGCAAATAGCTGTGTGCGGCAGCTGGTGAGTTGAACGGCAGCGTTTTTTCGTAAAGTCCAGCCGCTAACAGTGTGTAATATGTGGCCGCCGTAACTGTTGCCACGCTCCAAACCTCAACGCCTGCGGTAGTGGTTTTCACGTAATAAACATAGTTTGCGTTGAACTCTTTTACTGCGATAGATTCAAAAGGGCACTCACCGTTTTCAGCTGCATTAAATGCTATTTCGTTTTCGCTTGCTTTGTTAAAAAGCACGTCACGCAACGGCAAAAGGTTATAAAGTCGGCTTTGTGTGATTTCGGCGTTAAATGGGATGCCGCTTTCGTCGTCTGCGCCCTTTTCAAAATAGCACTCGCCCGCAGCAATAATCAGCTTGATTTTGTCGCCAGTGTTTCCGATGTCAGATATGATCTGATTTTCTGCGTAGATATATTGCAGCCAAAAGTCAACGGTGAACTTGTCACAAGAACCATAGGCGGCAGTAATGCCGTAGCGTCCATAAAGTGACTTGCCGAGCGTTGCATAAGGCGCAATCGCAAGAATAGCGGGCGTAAAGTCTATATCGTCGCTTTCGTTGTCTTTTCCGACAAGGTTGTGGCCGCCGTCGATTTCTGCGTCCTCTACCGTTAAATCGTTTACGCCGTTTTGGTCGAAAATGTCAGTGTCAAAATGATACACTTTAGAAGCGCTGCTCAAATAAGCGTTTCCGATGTCGTAGCCCTGCTTGCGTCGCTCGGCCATGTCTTGATTTGTTATGAAAAGGGTATCGTCTGAAAATACCTGCTTTGTCATTACGCCGTTAACGTTCGAGCTTGCAATAGTCTGCCATTCGCTGTTTAAGGTTTCGCGGTGCTGGTAGTATGTACCGTTCGGGCTTATCTTTGTACGGTCAAGCGCTCGGTCATTTTCCTGTATGTACAAAATGCCGTTAATGCTGCTCATCTGTGACGCAATCTCAAAATTTCCAGCCTTAAACTTTACGTGGTAATTCTGCGGCACTCCGTTAACGATGTTGTACGGCTCAACCTCAAAGTATTCATCATCACCGCCGACACGCATTGCGCCCTCGTAGCGTGTGCTGCCGTCCTCAAGCGTGATAGTTGAAAGCGCCCAGCGGTTGTTCTCGGTACCCTCAAAAACGCCGCCCGTAATATATCCGAGGTTTTCTTGTATTGCTGAAAGCATACGCACGTAGATTTTGTCCGCTGTTACTGCGTCCTGCTTAATCTGCGCGTTACCTATTGCGTTTTCTACAATGTCGCGTATGCTCGTAGCGTGTGCAACGGCGTTAATTTCTGCCGCTGGGCTTTCGCTTGCTTCGTTGTACGCTACAACCATAAAGCCGTAGGTTGTATCTTCGGGTATCGGGTCGGCTAGATCCTGCCCCGCAAGTGGCAATGTCTGCGCGTAGCTACTGCC